CCTCCAGGCGCTCTGGCTGTGTGCACACCGGAGTACCTTGTTCTAAATGTTCGATCTTTGGTACCTAAGGATTGTAATTTAGAAGCGTCTACTACTTTTATCCTACTCTTACCTATTCGTCTAACAACTGCCTGTGTGGAGAATAAACGTGCTAAACGCTCTCTCCATGTAAGATTTGTCATGTTGTGTATTTGTTAATAAATATGCTACTTAATGCGATCAACGATTTAACCATCCAATAGGAATTCGCCCACCTTTTCCGTCGGGAACAGTCCACATCGACTGTGCTTGTTTTTTTCTTTCGTTTAGCTCTAATGAATCTTTAGAAACGCGTACAGTTCTAATATTATTAATTAATTGCTTATCTAAAGAAATTCCCTGACTTCGTAGAGTAAGTGCTGTGTCTCTTATCCACATTCCAATTGCCCAACACATAGTTAAATCATCATTATAACCTTCCATAGCTTGCGCTTTTCCTCTCAACCAAATAAATACAAAAAACTCCTCTATAGATCTTATACTTCGACATATTGGAATTTTATTTCTAAATAAAGTTTCTAGCTTGTTAATCATCGGTGGCCTGGTTGCTGTACTTATTGTTATTCCAGGAACCATCTTATCTTTACTAACCAAGTCGTAGGATTTAGCAAGATGTTTGGATTTATCTAAATACGGATCGTTTTTATAGTGATAGAATAAATTAGAATAACCTCTGTCTACTGCTACCTGTACTGTCGCCCAACCAACATTTTTATTATCTATTATTAGTAAAGCATTATTCCATTCAGTTGCTACTGTAATAAGCATGTGACCGAAGTCTGTAGGAGGTACTTTTCCTTTATACTCTGCAACTTGGTGAAGATTCTCTATATCCAATACGATGAAAGCAGCATTATCTGTGCTATCTCCTCTAGCTGGGTCTGCTATCACCATGTAGTTTCGTTTGTAGTCTGGGTAAGTCCAGATCCAGTAGTTACCATCAAATCCTTTCTTCTCTACAGGCTCTTTTACATGAGTCTTTCTATACCACTCGATTATTGGTCCATCTATTACTGTATGTCCTGAAGTAATAAAGTCGCAATCGTTCTCTTGAGCAGCTGCTTTAGGACCTAACAGCTTATCTTGCTGATCTCTCCACTCCTGATCACGTTCGGGATGAACAAACCATGGTAAATTGATAGGAAAGAACTCACCACCCTCTTGTGCCTGTGTCCATGTTCTATGAAACCAATTACCAGTTCCGTTCGGAGTTGAGAGTGCTATTACATCACCACCCGTTGCTAGTGTTGATTGTGCAGCAGTCCATATGTCGTCTATTTGCTCTATGTGTGCTGCTTCATCGAGCACCAGCAAGGATAACGCTTCAGATCGACCTGCATCTACAGAAGAAGCAACAGCCTTTACTTGTGATCCGTTTTTAAATCGCAAACTAAGCTTATTATCTTCAACTGTTTGTCCCTTTAACCAGGTTGGTAGGTTGGTATGCATTGTACGAATTTTTGTAACTAGGTTTTTAGCCACAGTCTGCTTAGTCGCAACTACAAGAACGTTGTAATCGGAAGTAAATAGCATTTTCCACAATATATAACCTGCTACAAGTGTAGAAAGTCCTAACTGTCTTCCTTTGTTTACTATAATAAACCTGTGATCATCAAACTGTTCAATCGTATCCTTCTGATATTCGTATAGATTAAATTGTATCTTGCCTCTAGTAGGGTGCTGTATGATGTTATACTCACGTAGGAAGTGAGAAACGTCAATAGAACATCTAGCATATTCTTTTTTAATAAGTTGCTTTAAGCTACTTGACATTAGCTACAATTTTGGATGACAGATATATCAATCCTGCACCAGCTATAAAATATGTTATAGGTTTGTCCCAAAATGATTTTTTATACTTTTGAGCTAGCAATTCGTTATATCTATCTAAGCTTTGCTGTAAAACGGTGACTTGTTGATTATTAACTTGTTGGTAATTTCTATAATCCTGTAAAAGGTCTTTTAGTTCTTTGTTTGAATTTTCGTACTGTTGAATTAGTAAGCTACTAGCTTTGTCTTTTCTCTGTAGATTAAGAACTTCGTACTGTAAAGAGTCTATAACGTAGTTTATTCTCAATACCTGTTGGGAAGTGAATACAGTATCTGGTTGCGATTGTGCGCTAAGATTCAAGGATGTGAGCACAACAAGTGCTGTTGCTATGTGTTTTAAATAACATTTAATATTCATAAATTCAGAGATTTTTTAATCTATTTGCTGCTTTTCCTACATCGTCTTGTTTTTGTGGTTTTGCTTGTGTATCTATGTGCTGTTGTGTTTTTATCTGATTAATCAACTGATCTCGTTGTTCTATGATTGATAACTTTCTCTCTATATCTGTTTCAATATTTTGTTTTTTTTCTTTAAATTGTTTTAAATTATTGTTAACTTCCTTAATTGTAGGTTTTGGATCTTTCGGATCACTATTCATTGATTTTAGCTTAATAACAGCCAATATACCAACAACAATTAACCCTAATATGCCTATTATCTCTTGGCTAAGCGTGTAGTCCCTAAAAAGAAACAGAAACACAAGCAACAGTGCTATTACAATACCTACAACTGGTATTATTTGGTTGCTTAGTGCGGTTTCTAGTAGATTGCTAATCATTAAATTCACTTAAAAGTTCTTTTTTTAGTTTTTCGAAATCTTTATCAATTTTGTTTATCATTTTCTCTTTACCTTCGTTAGACCACTGCTCTACCGTTCCATCTTCGTTTATATACTCAACACTTTGCATAGCCTGTTTAATCATTTCTTTTTCCTTTTCTGCATCCTTTAAAAACTGTATGGTGTTTTGTTTTTGCTTCTCTTTGACATAGTCTTGCCACTTTCCATCAGCACGTAATTGTGTTTCAAATCTAGCGTAGCAGTCTAAACACATACCTGTATCATCTCTGCACTTTTCGTCTAATTTATGATATTTTTTAGTTTCTTTCTTTTTGCAGTCATCATAACATTTAGGGTATTGTTGTAGTTCGAGCTGCAAGTCGAGAAGCTGTTTCATATTTTTACGATACCTACGTCGATATCCATTACGCTGTTCCCAAACTACTACACTACCGTCTGGTAGTGTTTCTTCCCACACTTCTCCTACTTGTCGCTTTTTTACATCTTTTTTCGATCTAAATCCGAAACTCTTTCTTGTTTGTGTTTTATGTTCTCCAACCAGCAGCTGCTTAACAGCTTTAATATTCTGTAACTTTGCCATACTTGTTTTTTATTTAAACCACTCGTCTTCGTGTTCTTTATTTCTGCTATCTCCTGTACTGAATCCGTTCCAAATGTCAATAAGATATCCAGCTACATCATTACCCTCGGTTCCTGCTAAATCTTCATTATTCTTAGCTTGTAAACCAGCCTCTTCTGCAAGATCTTTAGCTTTCTGTAAAGTATCTATTAGTTCGTCAAAAACTTTAGTAAAATCATTTTCTTTGACTAGCTTTTTGTTTTTTTTATTTTTACAACGTTCAATAGCTGTTTTTACTAAAGATGCCAATTGTACTTGTTTTTCCATCATCGGTCTAGCATGTTTTTTAAAGCTTGTATAAATTGATCATCCTGCTTAGGAAGAGCCTTGATAATGTTAAATACTGACTCTGCTCTTTCGTCAGGGTTTGTTAGTCTGCTCATGGCGCTTTTGAATAGTTTGAACTGTTGGGTTCCTAGCAGTGCATCTTCCAAAGACTCTACAGATTGCTCTTCTTCCGGTGATGTTTCTTTTGCTGCTTGTGCATCCTCTGCTTCGTCGATTGGACCATCTAATTCATCCGATTCGTCCGGGTCGTCGAAGAAATCAGATTTCTTAAAGAAATCACCACTTCGACTTTGTCTCGAAGCCGCTGTTTTAGACGCTTGTTTTGATAGTGGAACTTTAGCCAATACCTTACTTAAAGCTACTTGATCAGGAACCTGCAATCCAGGTGCTAAATCAGCTATTTTTTCAATAGCATTTTTTACAACTTGAAAATTTAGAATATCTTGAGCAGTCTTAACTTCTGTAATAGTGTTTTTTTTAAGCTTATGCTCTACAACAAGTTTAAGTTTATCCTTAATTGAATTCATGTTTTAGTATAAATAGTTTACAAATATTAATTAATTTGATCAGGGATTACTAGATTCATCCTATTTAGTGTTTTTATATAAGCCTGTTTTATGTCAGGTAAAAACTTTTTAAATCTAAATGATTGAGAATTCAACTCTTTCCATAACTTTTCAAAAGAATCTATATCTGAAAATGATTTTTGTCTTCCAAACAAAACTTTAGCTAATTGATCCATGTCTCCAAAAATTTTAAATACTTTTAACTTTTTCTTTTTGCCTTTTGGAGTCATTTTAAACTGTACTAACTGTACGCCTTTTTTCCAATTTATTTGAAACTTTCTTTTTATTTCAGGATTTTTTGTTTCAAAAATTATTTGAGACAGTATATCCACTAATAGCATATTACGATATACAGCTTTAAATTTGCTATTTTCTGATCCTGACAGTGCTTTCTTCATCCACCTTAAATCTCCAAGCATTATATCAATTTGACAATATGCTGGTTCGGATCCTTCACTACCTTGCCTATCTATAATATTAGTTTGTTGTACACCCTTACTATCCACTACTGGAACTACAATGTGAAACTGGCTTAAACCTTTTACTAGCTTATAGTTTTGTATCTTTTTATTAGAGAGAAACTGCTCTAAATCTTGCCAAAAACTTTCTAAGCTACCACTACCTATTATGTCTTGAACTTGCTCAGCAGATACTGCTAAATCTACATCACCTAAATACTCTTTATTTACATTACCTACTAAACTATAGTCTAAATCTTGTAATCCACTTAACCGTAATCCGTACTGTACTGTTGGTAATAGGTTGTGTTTGCCAACTAAACTGTTTACACCGCCTACGTTGCCTCCTTCGTGTATCCTAAGCTTATTATTAGTATTTAAACTCTCTTTAAAAGGTAGTAGTGAGATTATTCTATGAACAGCAGTGAAACTTCCAGTTAATTTATACAGTTTTCCCTTATACTTAAATACAATTCCTTCAGATGGAATTATAGCATCTTCTCCTCCTAAATTGACTAGTTTGTTTAAAAGTTTTTGAAGTTTTTTTAATTTTTGAGAATCATTTGAACCCTTAACTCTCTCTACAGCACTTTTAAGCTTTTTTGCAATCTGCTTTTTAGACTCATCAGGACTAGCTGCTAACAAATTACTAGCGTTTCTTACAACCTCAATCCCTACTCTTGAAATTATAAGCTCAATTGAATCTACCAATTTATCTTGTAGATCAGGTGCTTTGTTTTTTTCAAAAGCTTTTAACTGTTTAAGAAGCTGTTTGTTAGGAATATTTTTACTATTTAATCTAAAGGATTTCGATAAACCACTCCATCGTCGTGCAATTCCTTCAATAACATCCTCATCTGATAAATCAAAATGTTTGTCTATGTACCTTTTCCACCACGACACGTAGTAGTCTGCTATAGTGTTGTTGTTGTCAAGACCATTATTTTTTTGAATTAAATCCAAAAGCTTAAAATTCTTTTGTATTTTTTGCTGAGAATCATCAGTCTGTTTAAGATCTAAAACTACTGGAGGGATTATTCTAAAATGTTGCTGTATTGAGGCGTTTACATCAGATATCATTTTTTGGAATTCTTGGCCTTTTTCAGGCTCGTATCCTACCTTTTTAGCATCTTGATTAAACTCCAACACTCCATGAAACTGCAGATAAGCTGTGTTACCATAATACACAGTGTTCTCTGTTTCTGGGTATATTATTTCTAAGTTTATAAACTTGTGTGTTTTTGCTACTAAATCAAATTCTCGGTTAGCTTCATCCCATACTATAACAAAAGGAACACTAATGTCACTTCTCATGCTCTTAATAACAGCTTGAGCGTCTGCATTCATTTTATCTATCTTACCTACATGCTCGTTAAAAGTACTTTTAAACAGTCTTCTCAACTCGTTTCCTGTAATTGGTTTTTTATTTCGTCTAAGTCTGTCAAAAAAGTGTTTTTTTGAAAGATCTACATCTATATCATACGCTTTAAATAACTTACCAGCATAACGCTCAATAGATTTTAACTGACTTCTTGTAATTTCGTTTCCAAAAAACTGATTAAGTTTTTTTTCTGGAATGTTTAGGATAGCTGCTTGTAGATCTTGTAGTGCAAAAATAAAAGCGTCCTTTATTGCTCCTCTACCATCAAACTTAGCACTAATTTGTTGTATAGTCATAGGATCTTTAATGGTGGATTTGTTTCTTGCTGCTCCTACTTGACCGTTTTTATATGTAACTAAAAAGTTAAATCCATCTGTTTTCTCTGTAACGTTCTGCTCAACATCCAACGTACCTTGTAAAGCTCTTTTAATTATTTCTTTTAAATCAGCAAAAGTTAACTCTGTATCCTCTATTACATGAGACATGTGTCCTGCTGCTCCTCCTTCAGATATTATGTTCTCTACTTTTAGAACAGGATCTCGAGTTCTAAAGTTTTTCTTACGCATGATTGTTTTTGCTACTAAATCAAATTCTCGATTAGCTTTATCCCGTTTCAAAATAAAAGGAACGTTAATATCACTCCTCATACTTTTAATAACAGCTTGAGCGTCTGCATTCATTTTATCTATCTTACCTACATGCTTGTTAAAAGTGCTTTTAAACAGTCTTCTCAACTCGTTTCCTGTAATTGGTTTTTTATTTCGTCTATCATTAAGTCTGTCAAAAAAGTGTTTTTTTGAAAGATTTACATCTATATTGCACGCTTTAAATAATTTATCAGCATAACGCTCAATAGATTTTAACTGACTTCTTGTAATTTGTTCACTTAAAGGACCAAACTGTTTTATAATATTATCCCAACTCCAATCTATTTTTGACTCTTTTGTTAGTTGCTTTTGATCTAAGTCTTTTAGCCCAACAACACTGTACTGCATCTTTTTAGCTAACTCTTGTATCCATTTTGCATACTGTCTGTAAGAGTTAGCTGTTGATGTCGAGTGGTGATAGTTTGTACCAGCATTAACTGCATCTACATCTCCTACTGGAAAGTAACTAACGGATTGGGGTGGGCCTTTCGGATATTGTGTGTCGTGCTTTTCGAAATCTTCTTTGCCTACTAGGTAATTTGCAATATATTTCCCAAGTTTCTCAGCCATTTTATCTGAAAAAGATTTATAGCTGTTATAGTTTCCATAAAAGTATCTAGGTCCGTCATCAACCTCTGAACCGACTAGTCCTCCTGCTGTTGTTGCTTCTTTGAGTTCTTGAGTTTGATTTAAAGTATCATAAATATCCTTATCAAAAAAACCAAAAAAATCTTCAAACTGTTTTTCAGTTGCTGTTTTTATGTAATTACGAATCTCTGTACCTGACATAGGTTTTCCGTTAGGAAGTTTTGCCTTATAATCCGGTGCTTCTATAATATAACCGTGTTTACCAAACGGCTCCATATCTGATCTACGTTTAGGCATTGGTTGAAAATACCCTGGTGATCCGTCTTTTTTTGTAAATTTTACTCTACCTGTATCTTTTTTACCGTAAACAAAAACCACTCTATCTTGATCAGGATTGTACTTATCTAAAACCTCTACAGCAACATAGGGATTTTTTACTTTAACGAATTTGTCTTTTGGAACACCAAGTTCAGTAGCAATTTTTTGCTTTTGTGCAAATGTTAAAGGACTGCGACCAGATTCAGTCTTATCTGATGATGCTATATAAGTGTTTTGACGACCAAACTTACCTGCAATCCACCTATATGTTTCGTAGTGGTGAAGTCCCATTGGTTGAAATCGTCCTGGATATATTGCTATTATTTTCATTTAGTATTTTTTAAAGACTGTAGGTGTCGGACCAAAGAGCTTTATAAGCTCCACTCAAGGCAATACAGCAGCTGCTTGGAAAAGATAAACAAGCAAGATTTGATATACAAGTGTTTCTTCCACTAACCCAACATAGAAAAGTCCTTGTACAACTACTGCCGACAGAACAACTGTATGCACAAAGTGTCACTTCGGTATTAGTTAGATTATCAAATAAATAATTACAAAGAAGAAAACAATTACTACTTATAGTCTGAACTGTAGTGGTTCCATTCTTAACAGCGACACGCTCACAAGAACAAGGGCTAATATTAGCATTCTGTTGACACACAAGACCGTAGAACACTTCATTATTACACAACGTACTTGCTGCTTTATCCACACTTGTAGGATATATGTCTGTAAACGCTGAGTTGGTACTTATCGTGTCTCCAGCTGTACCGCTCAAACCGTTCGACCAAGTATGAAATGAGTCCCAATTAATTTGTGTTGTTCCGTAGCATTTTACCGCCATAATTATTTTTTAGTATTTACTTGTTTTTCTAATCTTTCTACTTTCCTAGTTAACTCTTTTACCGCTTCAATTAGTATAGGAGTAATTTTTCCATAATTCACTGCTTTCGACCCATCTTGTCGCGTTTGTGTTATTTCAGGATACACTTTTTCAATCTCTTGAGCAACTACTCCTAAATCTCTTCCTGTATAAATATCCTGTTTGTCATTCCAATCAAAACTGTATCCGTGAATGCACATTAATCCACACAACGACCTATCTAATACACATAAGTTGTCTTTAAACCTTTTATCTGATGTACAGTATGCTATAATATCACCACCTGCATGAACGTATCCATTAGAACATATATTTGCAAAAGTGACATTTGAAGTAGTCTCTACATCTTGATTCATAGCAAATGTCAAATCAAATTCGTCGTTCGAAATGTCCCAAGTTAGTCCTGAACCAGCTGCATTGCTTATAAAACTATATGCTAAACCAGCTTCTACGGCACAACCACTGTCTGGGGCTGCATTACTTGGAGCTTTCATAGACACGCCAATACAGTCGTTGTTAACGTACTCCAAGCTACCTCCAGGAGCTAAACCTACACTCAACACTCCAGATGTTGTTATATCTCCTCCAGTTAGTCCATTTCCACTCCCTACACAAGTTACAGTTCCATTTGCACTTGTATAGTTATTTGGATGTATAACGGTACCTAGTTGATCAGCAGTCCAGTCTATGTGCTCATTTGCAGAAACACCTGACAGATCATCATGATTAAAATCACTAGCTATGTATGTTGTATCAGTTGTGCAGAAAGTATTACTCACCCAAGTACATTCAGCGTAGTTAGTGTCTAAATAACCATACACTCCACCTGAAGTTACTAGACTAGCATTCCCTGTAGAAACTGTAGTTGTTACACCACAACCAGCAGCTGCTCCAAACGTTGCAGTAACATTAGTTAATCCTAATCTTCCTAATGTTAATGTAGTACCACTAAACACAGCACTAGTGACATAGTTTAATCCTAATCTTCCTAATGTTAATGTAGTACCACTAAACACAGCACTAGTGACATAGTTATTTGTATCACTTGTACAATATCCTTGACCTGTTACAAATTCATACACTGCATCAGATGTAACTAAACTGAAATTATTATCGGCAACTGTATCTGTTGCATTGTAAGTTGTAGCACTACCTAAGCTTCTACCACTTATACCAAGATTTGTAACATGACCACAACTATTAACATTTAAAGTAATACAGTCTATTATTTGATAAGATCCATCTGCTGCATCGAAAGTACATGTGTATGCTGTGTGACCTGGATGTGTATAGTTGTTAAAGTTGTCATTTACCCAATCATGCACTGCATCTGATGTAACTAAATTGAAATTACTATCGGCAACTGTACTTGTTGTACCGCAGAAAGAAGCACTACCTAAGTTTAAACACTGTGCATATCTATTGTCTAAAGATGCTGTTATACTCAATAAATGATCTTCAAAAACAGTACCATCTAAGGTTGTAATACATAGATCATTGGAATTTGGATCAAAATCCAACAAACAAATAGCACTTTGACTAACTGATGTTAGAGTCGGATACCTTCCATCTAAACTAGCAGATAGAGTGCTTTCATTAGCTCGTTGCAAACACAATAGTCCTGAAGCTGTGTTGAACGTAGAATCTGTTAAATAAACATCTACTCCAGAGATATCCAATGTAGTTGTTATATCAGATTCGTTATTTCTATGTAGACTAAGCACCGTACTTACTGAATCGTAAGAAGCACTGTATATTAAACTGCTAGAATTAGCTGCAACACTACTACTAATCGAGCCAGTAAATGTGTTAATGGATCCAGTATGAATGTGAATTGCATCAAGACTTGCTTCAACAGAACCAGTATGTTGGTAAATGTCAACTAATTGATTGTTTATTGATTCAGTGTAGCTATTTATTGAACCAGTATGTTGGTAAATGTCAACTAATTGATTGTTTATTGATTCAGTGTAGTTGTTTATTGAACCAGTATGTTGGTAGATGTCAACTAATTGATTGTTTATTGATTCAGTGTAGCTGTTTATTGAACCAGTATGTTGGTAGATGTCAACTAATTGATTG